GTTTAATTCTAAAGCACCTTGTCCAACGGCTACGTTGTTATCTCCTGTTGTGCTTGCTCCTAAAGAACTTACACCTATTGCTGTATTAGAAGCACCTGTGGTATTTGCGTCTAAAGAAGCAGCACCAACCGAAGTGTTAGAACCACCTGTGGTATTAGCTTCTAAAGCACCTTTACCAACTGCTGTGTTGCTAGAAGCCGTTGTATTAGCGTACAAAGCACTTACACCTATTGCTACATTGTCACCACCTGTAGTATTTGTAAATAAGGCACTCGAACCTACAGAGGTGTTTCTAACACCAGTAGTATTTGACTTACTAGCATTTTCACCCACTGCTACTTGGTCACCAGCAGTTGTATTTGCTACTAAAGCAAAATAACCAACTGCGACATTTGAAGACCCTGTTGTATTAGCATCTAAAGCACCTAAACCAACAGCCGTGTTACTTGCCCCTGTTGTATTTAATCTAAGTGCGTCTTTACCAACTGCCGTGTTAGAACTAGCCGTAGTTAGTGTTATTAAACTTCTATATCCCACTGCTGTGTTGTCATCACCTGTAGTGTTAGCATTTAAAGAACTTCGACCAACGGCTACATTACTATGTCCTGTGGTGTTGGTCTGCATAGAGGCATAACCAATAGCCGTATTGTTGTCTGCTGTGGTGGCTGCTGTTAAAGCTGCATATCCCATCGCAACATTAGAATCCCCTGTTGTATTTGCTGATAAAGTTACACCACCAATGGCTATGTTTGAGTGTCCTGTGGTATTAGTATTCATTGCAGCATTACCCATTGCTGTATTGTTTGCACCAGTGGTGGTCGCACCCAATGTGTTTACACCAATGGCAATATTATAAGAAGCCGTTGTGTTGGCGTCCAAAGCAAGTTGACCTACGGCTACGTTGTTAGCACCTGTGGTGTTTGCATTTAAAGCTGACCTACCAACTGCTGTGTTGTTTGCCCCTGTTGTATTCTCACCTAGCGAGGAAGTCCCAATGGCTGTATTGGCATCAGCAGTCGTGTTTGATGATAAAGCAAACACACCCACTCCAACATTGTATGAACCCGTTGTGTTGGCGTCTAAGGTATCTTTACCTACTGCGGTGTTTTGCGTACCTGAAGTGTTTGCATCTAAAGCTCCATATCCAATAGCAGTGTTATGTGAGGATGTTGTTGCTGTTCCTAAAGCTGAAGCACCTATTGCTGTATTGGTAGTACCAGTTGTTAGTTTGTCTCCTGCTCTGTCGCCCATCGCAGTATTATTATTACCAGTCGTTACATCATTTAAAGCTTGATAGCCAACTGCTGTGTTGTTATCTGCTGTGGTTGCTGCTGCTAATGCTGTTGCACCAACAGAAGTATTTCTTGTTCCTGTGGTGTTTGCTAGTAAAGCATCTCTACCAACGGCAGTGTTGTTAGATGCTGTGGTAGCAGCATTTAAAGCACCTTTACCTACAGCTACGTTGTCATCGCCTGTTGTAGCCGTTGCGAATGCACCAGACCCTAGAACAACATTATTTGCTCCTGTTGTATTAGCTACTCCCGCATAACGCCCTACAAAGGTGTTTTGTGAACCTGAAGTATTTGCTGTTCCAGCATTAGAGCCGATTGCTGTATTGTAGGATGCTGTGGTTATTGCGTCACCTGCAACATAACCTACTAAAGTATTTTCATCTCCCGTAGTAATAGCCGTACCTGCTTCATCGCCAACTGTTACGTTGTAGTTACCACCAGAAGCGATACTGTTACCAGAGTTTTTACCTAGAACTAAGTTACTAGTTCCAGCCGTATAAGTTTGCAAGTCTCCGTGTAGAAGTACTGTATCGGCTGACTCATCCCAAAGAAAGTATTTACCCGAAGTAGCCCCAAAGAATTTAACGTCATAACCCGTATCGTCTACGCCTACTGTTACTGTTCCTTGGTTGGATAACGCACCTGCGTTAGTTAATGCTGCGGTTTTAGTTGTTCCTGCTAAGTTTACATCCGTTAATACGTCATAAACCACACCACCAGACCCAGCTCCGTCAGTGGCTATAAATTTTGTTTCTCCTGCTAGGATTGCTACGTTAGCTCCACTACCGCAAGTGAATGTAAGTGTGTATGAAGTGGCATTTTCCATCATCCATACTTTGGAAGCTGTGTTGGGTAACAGCGTAACGGTACACGCTTGACCACCGCCAGTCAGTTTAAGGTACAAGGCCCTATCGGAATCGGAAGCTCCGTCTGCAATAGTAATGTTGTCGGTTGAAGCGTTAGCTATGGCTCTAGTGCCGTAGCCTAAAGCTTGTCCAATCAACTCTAAATTCGTATTTGTTGTAGTTCCCCAGGTTCCACTGGCATCACCAGTGGCCATTTCATTAAGTCTTAGATTGTTAACGTATGTACTTGCCATGTTTTATCTCCGCAAAGAATATAGTATATTATTTTTATTATCTCGTCATTGTAATTATTACGCAACTTCTTCCCAGTCAGGGCTTTGAGAAGTTGTTATTGCAGCCCAGCTTGGGGATTGATTGTCGTCTATTAAACCCCAAACAAATATGTGCCCAACTGATGCTGTTAAAGTGTCTAATGTAACAACAACATTGGCCTCTGAGTCTGTGCTTACAGATCCTAAAGCGCTGGTCATTTCGTAACCAGTAATTGTTATGCTTACGTTATGGTGTACGGTTACAGAGCCAATTGATCCTGTTGCTGCGCCAAGTGTGATAGGTACGTTTGCTTCACCATCTACATCTACATTTACAGCGCCAAGTGTACCAACAGCACCCGCTACTGAAGCAATGGCTTGTGCGTTTACACCCGCAACGGGTGCACCTGTTGTACCAACTAAAGAAGCTGGGGTTACATTGGCTTCTGCATCAACTGTTGCAGTACCTAATGCGGAAGTTGCGGCTAATCCAGTAAGAGTAACGGGTAAAGGCTCACCCCAGGTTAATTGTCCCCAAGTCCCTCGACCCCAACCGTTAATGTTGGCCATCTAGAAACTAAGCGATTCTGATAATCGCTGTGCTTGCTGCTGCGGCAGGAAATACAATTGTAAAGTCTCCTGCTGTGGATGTTTTATCTCCACCAAAATCTATAGTTGCTACAGACACATCAGAATTTGTGTCGTTATAAATCATACAACCTCTAGCTGTGACAGTGGCTGTACCGAAAGTTAGATCCGCAAAGTCTGTGAATCCTGTTGTGCCACCACTTGTTGGGTTTACATTAGTTAACGCTGCACCAGCAGCAGTGTAGTTTGTTCCTGATACCTCAGCAGTTGTAGTATACGCAGTAGTTGCAGCCCCCATTGTTGCTGAACTTGTGTACAAAGCCAGTTTAAATGAGTTGCCTCCTGAAGCTAAAAAATTATGCTTAGCTTCTAACAGTTCTTTTTTAAAGCTAGTTGTTAGTGTTGATGTAATTGCCATTATTTTAACTCCTTCAATATTATTGCTAAATCTTCGTGTCCTTGCTCTATAAGAAGGTTTCTCATGGTACAACGCTCACTGTTGATCGCTTCTTTAATATAATAAAGTATTGTATTGTAAATTGCTAGTCTGAAAGCCTCGGCTTGAAGTCGAACGTGAGGTTCTGCACTATCAGAAATGCTGCATATCCTAGCCGTGCATGTTTCTGCCCAAAATTCAGGTGAATGCCCTTTGTTTTTAGTGGTAACAACTTCTATAGCGCCCAAACTTCCTGCTGTATTTACTTCTATCATATTAATACCTTTTTGCTTCGGGTGGAGTATTAACCGTCATAATAACTTCACCATCTTCCCTGTGCTTTTCTTTCATGAGTTTACTGTATTCTTTATACCCCATGGTAAAAAACTCATCTTCGTCTATTAAAATTAATGTTGGGTCTTCAAGACGATGATACCCATACAATTTTTCTTGAATTGGAACATCGGTGTCTAAAAGTCCCGATCTAGGAGCAACGCTTACTACCATTCCATTTTCTATACACTTAGCTAACCAAAATTCTACACAGGATCTTCCCGCCTCAGCAAAATGTAAATTACCTTTATAGGTAAAATCTATACCAAATAAACTTAATTTAGCCACTTTGTTATATAAAGCAAAAGCAATAGCAAAAGGAATTGTATTATTAAAATAAGAACATTGAGTGGCTTTAACAACATCAAGTAAGGGGTACTCAACTAAGCCCGGACATCTTTCATCTAGTTGACACGTATAAATAGGCCCGGGGTGTTCTTTAACCACACTAACCATAATTCCTGTTTGGCTCCCCGCAGCATCTGAGTCTAAAAATCTAGAAGCTGGGTCCATCATAAACACTCTGTCGCAGTCTGTGATGCCCGCCATAGCATTAATACCCCAAACTTCGTCCCATTTTTTACTGTGTGATTTAGCTAAATGAAAGTCTAATTGGCTTTCGCCCATTGCAACCAAAGCAATTTCTGCTCCTTCTAACTCTTTAATTTGACTCACGTAGTGGGTATTCTAACTTGATCGTATCTGTATTGTGATTGTGTTCCAGCGCCTTCGCTAGTGTTTCTAAGCCTGTCTAAAGCATCTTGAAATCGTTGTTCATACCCGCCTATTTCAGCTGGATCCATTTTTAAAAAAGTACCTGCTTCTACTAATGCTCCATAAAGCATACAGTTAATAGCATTTTGAGATAACCATGTTGTACCACTATCTGCTCCTGCTGTTAAAGAAGTAGGCCTATAAAAATAATGCAGTTCAAACGTAAAGTTAGCATTTGGTGTAGGGGCTAAAATAAAAGAGTCACTATCAAACTCCGCGTAATATTTAGGAGCCCCGGTCTCGGTTGATACTGGTTTATAGCTTTTCATAAAACTTACTTGTTTTAATAAAAGATAATTATAAACATTGCTCGTGCTAATTGTAGCTAAGCTAAAAGGAGCTAAAAAATCATTGGGCATTGCCAGATAAGTTGTACCGGATGTTGCTGTACCAGTTACATTCTTTTTAAAATTGTCCAGCCATACATTCTTTAATATACGTTCTTCTGTTTGTAAAATAAACGTAGGCAACGTAGCCACAAAAGTAGTCTCAGAAGTATCTACATAATTCTCTATGGCTGTTTTTAATGTGCTGTACGTAAAACTCATGTCGTTGTTATTGTAACATCACCTACGGAAGCAGTCATTTCAGTCGGTGTTGTTAATACTGTACCAATAATACCTAATCCAACGTTTGTGTAAACAGTAAATGCACTTGGTACTACGCTTACATCAGGTCTAGGCTGTAAAAGAGCCTCTGCATCTGGTCTAACATGAGGGGCCTCTAATTGAGGATGTTTAACATCAAAACACTCATAACAAGCTTTAACACCATCCCATTGAGTCTGTAGTGTCTTTAAACGAAAACGTTGGCTACATATATCGCAGATTCCGAATGCGTATTTAGCTGATGCAAAAGCCATTACTAAACTATCATTCTAGGAGGAAGAAAACGAGAACTCACTGAATCTATATCTTCAGAAGCAGCTCTATCAAATTCCTCATCATAAACCTGTTTTAAAAGAGCCATTCTATCGGGTGCTCTTTTCATTGCTATGTAATAAGCTAACCCTGCTGTCATACAAGGCAAAAATCTAAAAACAGTTTCCATGTTATTAGTAAAGTCCCCGGCATCTTGCATTCTAGTTAAAGCATAATAATAAATTACATCGGTAGAATTTTCAGGAGTGGGGTATAAATACACACGCGGTGTAATGTGTCTTTCTAAAAAGAACTGGTTAGGTCTAGCTTGTGCAGTTTTATTGGGTATATATAAATAATCTGAACGACTAAGCCTTTCTAATTGATAATCTTTGCTATCGCGTTGAACCACAGCAGAGGTAATGTCTACTATATCTGTTCCTAGATCTTGGTAGTTAGTTCCTTGTGTTACAGTAAAATTATGCTTGGTTATTAACCATTGATTAAGACCACGATTAGACCACTCTGCTATCATTATGTTCAAAGACCGTCTAGCAGTCTCCAAATCATATCCTGTGCGCAGTTCTAAACCACAACGTTCGTAAGCTTCTTCTATAAGCTCATCAACACTAAGGTCAAAAGATGTAGTTTCTGATGTAGCCATTTCTAGCCGCCATACATTTTCTTAGATTTCTTTTTAACTTTACCGCCGTGCTCATAGCCCATAACTTCGCCACCGCCCATGTAACCAGATTTACTTTTAGTCCAATCTTGGCCATTGCGAATAGCTTCTCTTCTGTTTCTCATTCCTGGCATAGTTTTCTCCGATTAAGCGTGAAACGCTGTCATTGTTCCAAAAGTGCTACGTGTGTATTGGACATAAATTCCAGCTGAAAAATAAACACCATCATCTGGCATTGTTACGTCTCTGGATACAGTTGCACTAGCAACACTTCCTAATTTCATTCTACTTGTTCCTACAGGAGAAGTTGTTAGAAAATCTATAGTTCCAGCTGTTGCTGAACTTACTATAAACGTTCCTTTTAATCTCCCCGGACCTGCAAAAATAACATCCGCCGCGGAATTATTGATTCCTGCGGATACGTTACCAGCTGGGTTACCAACTGCTGAAATACCTGATATTGTTTTAAAATATGAAGACCCAGTAGCTGTGCCTGCATTAGCACCTGTTATTGACTCTGTTTGGGAATCCCCATTAACATCAGTACCTGTAACAGTGAATGATTTAGCTGCATCATTCCCAGCAGAAAGAATAGTTACTACTCTTCCAGAATCAAGAGCAACCGCACCGCCAGAAGCCAACGCGCCACCTATTACAAGTGCTGCGTTATTTCCTACCGCTGCTGCTACCGATATACCATCAGCATCTAGAGCAACTGTGTCAGCAGTTATAGTGACTGCTTTGACATCTGATATAGCCATTATTTACTCCTTACTCGAATGGAGTTGCTAAAGTACCATCCCCGTGTAGGAATGCTTCACAATGCCATACTGCTGCTGTTGTAGCGTATAAACGGATTACTCCACCTACTAACCAACCCTGCGCTGCTGATCCCAAATCAATGGTATCGTCATTACTGGCATCGGGTATAAAGGTATTAGTATCTGTTGCAGTTGCTGGATCAAATAATTGAGCAAAGCCAGAAAATAGATCACTGGTATTGTCTGTATTAATTTGTCCTGCACCTGTAAAAGTTGTACCAACTATAAAGGTATAATTTAAACCTGCTGCTGCTGTAGGTAGTGTAACCACAATACCTGCTGCTCTATTTAAAGTATAAACAGTACCTGAATCAGTTGATTCTACGCTTTTTGTTGCTGTTGTGATGCTACTAATATTGGAATAAGCAGAAACATATCCTGTTGTAGTTATATTACCGCTTGAGTCAACGTCAAGATTTGTGGTTACTGCACCAGTTGATGCTGTTACCGTGATTTGTTCAAAACCACCTTCGGACCTGACTGGTCCACTAAATGTCGAATTCGCCATAATCTTTTCTCCTGAAAAAATAAGTCTTATCGTCTCGGCTTGTCTGCTAGGTCAGTCGATAAAACAAATATAATTATCCTAGT